TGTAATCATAAGTTTATCGTATGATCCAGCTGCTTTATCCCCCTCCACAATTGCATCGTTTGCCCCTGCTCTATTAACTTGTGAAACACTCCAAATTGGAATATCTAACTCTCGAGCTAAGCCTTTTGTGCTTTGATAAATATCATCAATTTCACCCTTACGATCAACTGTTCGTTTTTTAGTACCTAATAAGTCAACATAATCTATTATAATTAAGTCAGGTTTAACTCCTGTGTCTGTTACTTTTTTAATGTGAGATTCTACTGTTGATACTGTTGCTTTTCCAGTTGGAAATTCTTTTATAATTAAGTTACCTGGGACTTTTTCTATTATATCTTCAACCTTTTCTCTACTATTAGTAATTTTATCAACTGGTATTTTAGTGAAAAAAGAATCATATCGTCTCCCAACATATTGTTCTCCTAATTCTAAAGTATAATGTAAAACATTATATCCTGCTCTTACAGCAAAACCCCCTAGTGCTACTAATGACCAAGATTTACCACCTCCTGGATTACCAAATATAAGACCAAAATCCCCATTTCCCAATCCACCTTGGAGTAAATCATTAATTTTTTCCCAAGGAGTTGAAATTGTTGTTCTATGGTCTTCTCTATATCTAGATTCAATATCTTTTTTATATTCATGTCCTATATTTTTATCTTGCCCTGCTTTTAAAGCATTACCAATTAAATTTTTAATCGAATCATAATCACCCATTTTTAGTAAATCTACACTACCTAATAATGCTTTTTTTAATTGTTGGTTTTTACAAAATGCTGAGAATTCCTCTTGAACATATTCAACATCATCTTCATTTACTTTATAAGCTAGTCCTAATTCATTTTTAATACCTAAAGCCAATACCTCATTTTCTATTTTTTGAAGTTCAATTTTAAGAACATCCATTGAAGGGGTTGTATGGTATTTATCATAATATTTTAAAATTTCTGATATTACCCATTTATGAGATTGATTATCAAAATAATCTTCACTTAAAATATCATGAATATTCGTTAAAAAATCTTTATGATTTAAAAGTGATGATAGTACTCTTACTTGAAAGTGAGGACCGTATTGATTTAAGTTTTTTAATGTCATATAACTAATTTTGCAAAAACGTCTTTTACCCAGAAATCTACATTTCTAATCATTCCACCTAATTGATCTTGATGGTACATGGCTACGAATTGATCGGGAATGTAATTTAATTCTTTGGAATTGACAACCTCTTTTAAATATTCTTTGTCTCTTTCATCAATCATTGGGTTTGATAAATCCATTACTTTATAATTTTTTTCTAATTCATTAACCATTTGAACTATACGGGCGTACACAACATGCTCTTTAAATTTTGATTCTGATATTTTAATGATATCTTTAAGGGTCATACCATCATTTTGCAATTCAGGAAACTTTTTCATTAATCCTTTTTCACCTAAACCTTTAACACCTTTAATTTTATCAGAATTATCTCCTAAGAGAGTTTTATGTAATATAAAATTTTGAGGAGACATTTTGTATTTGTCATAAACTGTTTGTTTAGTGTAATATTCTTTCTCCATTGGTCTGTATAAGAATACATTGTCACTAACTAATTGAATAAAATCTTTATCACTAGATACTATAAATGCTTTATCTTTTTTATTTTTAGGTAAAATTCTACTTAAATGAGCAATAATATCATCTGCTTCTACTTTATCAATCGATACTGTTTTGACTGGTAGTGTTTTTAGATAATGGATAATCCTAACAATTTGGTCTACTTTTGAATCATCTTCTTCATCATGATTATCAAATACTTCCCAATTTGTAATACGCTGTAAATCTCTACCTGATTTATATTCTGGTATTATGTTTTTTCTGTTATTGGAAGAACCAACCCCATCAAATACTACATATACTTGAGTGGGTTCGATTCTTCTAATTTCAGCACCTAAAGATCTAAAAAATCCACCTAAACCTCCAATGTGTACTCCATCAGGATTTACCATATTCATCATGGCAAAGTTTCTAAAAAATAAATTTAATCCATCTATTAATAGAAATCTTTCACCAGAGGCAGTCTCTTCTCCATGCTCATCAAGGTTATTGAGGAGCTCTAATAATTCTTTTTGTTTCATAATTTATTCGGGTTCTATTGTATGTGAAGTAATATCTTCATAGTTTTGGTCTTCCTCTACTATTTTGAAATCACCACCTCCTAAAATCTCTTTCCAAGCTTTAGTATTTTGCTCTTTATAAGTTTTAAGTGCTTTATCTGTATCTAGAATAAATCCATGTGGTGTCATTACTATTCTACCTCTTGTAGTTACTCCATTAATGTGATTTTTATCAATCTGTACATTAACACGTTTAGCAAATTCTACTTGTTTACCATCTTTAATTGCTTTAATCTTAGAGGTACCTGCAGACATTATGTTACCAAATGTTATTACAAATGTAGAGTCAAACCACATAGCAAATCCACCTTTATTCATTAATTTAGGTTTACCCATTGGTGATTCGGCTTTTGCTGTCCATACTTTATTAATACAAACTAATGTATTAGTAAATGGAGATGATTCTTTTCTTGATAGTGTAATTCTTTGATTAACATTGTTACCAAATTGAGTAGACATTGCACCTGCATTCCATTCATTATTGTTTTTATTAGATTTAACAGACATTTCACAAGGAACTGATCCTATTGAATCCCATAAGAATAATAAATCGTAAGGTAAATCACCTTTTTTCTGCTCGTCTATTAGATCTAAAATAAACCCAGCTACGTCTTCAATTGTGTTGATGGTTTCTCTATCTACATAGATAAAATTACCAGTATAATCAAGTATTTCTCCTGTTTCTTCATCAACTTCTTCATGAACGTCTAATCCCATTTGAATAGCATGTTCCCAGTTCCATTTCATTTCAGTAATAATAAAGACAGGCAGTATCCCCCTTTTTTGGGCGGATACTGCGGCTTCTAGCAAGGCTGTTGTTTTACCTGTATCAGAGTGACCTCTGAGTAAAACAATATGTCCTTGTGGTATACCTGGAACTGATGTTACCTCTTGGTAAGCATCAGAGAGAGGGATCCAGGATTGTTCTTTAAACTTAGCTTTTGAAGAAAGACCTTTCTTATTTTTAAAATTATTTAAATTAAAGTTCGATCTTATTTCAGTAGCTACTGCTGCTGATATTGATTTCTTTCTTGGCATATAGTTTTTTTAAAATGGTAAACCGTCATCTTCAGTGTTAGATGATTTATTGTCATTAAACATATTATCAAATTGCTCTGATTTTGATTTAACTTTTAATGAGTAATTAGATTTTGTTTCTTCTTTTTTATCACTATCAAATGGTACTGTAGGTTCAGATGATATAGAACCTTCGCTTTCCTCAGGTGATAACCATTCTTGCAATGCATTTTTCATCTCATCATAAGAAAGGGGTTTGAAAATTTTCATTGGATCCACTTGATTATCAAGTAACTCAGCAACTGTATCTTGATTATCAGCTAATGGTGTGGTTTTTAATGAAGGTCCAATTGTTGTCTTATTGTAAGGAGTACCAGTAGATTCTGGTCCAACTGTTGTTAATTTGATATCTCTACCATTTACAATATCAGTATAATCACCTATTTCTTCATCGTAAGCCATGTTTAAGAAAGCATCATATACTTCTTTTCCAAATTGCCATAGTTTAACACCTTCAGCTTCTTCACCTCTTACAACAACAGGAGCGAATGTTCTTGTTTTTGCTTCTAGTTTTTTAGCTAATCTCCAATTGTCTCTATCTGATGAATCACGTAATAATTTAACGTATTCTACAATTGGATCCTTATCACCCCAATTAGTTGGTGATGCCATTACTTTTTTACCAATTCCATAGTAAAATTTCATTTCTGTGAATGGAAATTCCTTGTTAAATTTTGAAGGAACTACTCTAATTACTTGTTTACCTACTGATGGTTTCCAAAATAATTGTTTTCTTTCTCCGTTTTGGGAGTTTTGAGACTGCTTATTTAAAGAGTCTAACTTTTGTTTGATGATATCTAAATTCATAATTTATAACTTTTGATTTAATATAATAACTTAATTTCAATAATCCAAATTATAGTTCAATAATCTTGTGGATTTTTGTCTTTAATTGTTTTAACTCGTCATGTTGAGTTAATAAAATTGTATTTCGGTAATGTTTCCAATCAATTGGAAATTTTGTATCAACAATACCATTATTTAACTTTTTAATTAACTCATTAAGAGCATTAATAGTATATAATGTATTGGAGTCTTTTTTTCTATGTACTAGGATAGTATTTTTAGGAAGGTCTGAAACGTTACCTTGATCAATATTGTAGGTGCAAACATATTCATCATTACTTTTTACATGGAGAACAAATAGCTTGTTGTACATGATATTATAGCTGGATGTTATGCTTTCAATTAACCCATCGAGTTCATCTAGGGTTGTGAATGTGCAAAATAGCTTATTGTTCAAGTCTTGTAAGTTTAATGTAGCGAAATCATCGAAATCGTCTACTTTATACGTATTGACCTCTCTATCTAAAATCATAGTCTGTTCCATAGTTCATTTTTGTTGTTAATTTGTATTTTTCAAATATTTTTAATATTTCTTTAAATGTATCTTTCTCACTCTTATCGAGGTCAAATAAGAAACTATCATAAGTATATAATACAATTTTTGTATTTTTTCCTCTCAATAATTTCAATATCTCCCATAATATACGAACATTCATTGCGGTCTCCAAACCTTGAAGTAAATAATTTAATAGTTTTTGGGGATTCATATTTTCCAGCTCATCTTTCTTAAATTTCCATTTTGATATTGGTACTTCAATGTAACCATCGCTTTGGAACTTTCGCCACAATTCATCTATATATTTTTGGACTTTTTTAAAAAACTCTATCTCTTTATATTCTTCGAAAATTCCTCCATAGAGTTGCTTGAAAGTAATCTCTTTCGCTGTTTTGTATTCAACACCATACATTTTGCTAAAAGCTTCATGAATATCAGTAGTATCGAACTTATAATGTACCAAGTGACCCAAAAGGGTAGGATGGTAAGCACTAATATCCAATTCCACAAAAAGGTCATTATTGGGAATGAAACTTTTCCTTTCCCCATTGTTTTTCTTAAGAGCGGCATAATTTATTTTTTTAAATTTGTTTGAGGGTCTCCTTGTGAGTGTTTTGAAGTTGAATTGTGTAAATACGAAATCGGAATTTGGTACGTAAAAGTTCTTTTCAAATTCTTTTCTATTAATTCGTATTCCACTTCTTTCAATGGAGTTGAATACCATTGTGGCTTCGTTGTTGTAAAATTCGTTGATTTGGTCATTTATATGCGATTTAACGTTATTAAAAATATTTTCACAATATTCATAGTGCTTCACAATTGGAATTAATATACTCGCATCTTTTGAATTCGGG